AAACTCACGTTACCTTATTTAATATCAGACGACTTAACAACAAAGCAAAACTTTAAAGATTTAATAACACCTTGGCAGAGTGTAGGTTCTAAAGCAGTGGTCACCTTAGCAGCAAAGCTAATGTTGGCCCTGCTACCTCCTCAAACCAGTTTCTTTAAACTACAAATTAGAGATGATAAATTAGGTGAAGACATACCTAAGGAAGTTAGAAGTGATTTAGATGTATCCTTCTCCAAGATGGAGAGGATGGTCATGGAATACATTGCAGCTTCCAGTGATAGGGTTGTCGTACACCAAGCACTTAAGCATCTTATTGTAGGTGGTAATACTTTAATCTTTATGGGTAAGGATGGTCTCAAGAACTATCCATTAAATAGATACGTTGTTAATCGTGATGGAAATGGTAACGTCCTAGAAATAGTTACAAAAGAATTAATCAATAGAAAAATATTAGGTCTTGAGCAACCGAAGCCTAGTAACCCTAACGATGTTAACGGTCAAATAGGTGCAACTGGAGAAGACGTTGAGGTATACACCTGCGTTAAACTGGATGAAAAATCTGGCCGCTGGGTCTGGCATCAAGAAGCAGATGATATGATCATCCCTGATAGCCGTAGCACAGCACCAAAGAAAGCAAGTCCATGGTTACCACTCCGATTCAATACAGTAGACGGCGAAGATTATGGTAGAGGAAGAGTTGAAGAGTTTATCGGTGACTTTAGATCCCTTGAGGGATTATCTCAGGCACTCGTAGAAGGCTCCTCAGCAGCTGCTAAGGTAGTGTTCCTTGTATCACCATCATCCACTACAAAACCACAGACTCTAGCCCGTGCTGGCAACGGTGCAATCATTCAGGGAAGACCTGAGGATGTTGCTGTTGTACAAGTAGGGAAGACAGCAGACTTTGCTACTGCACAAAATCAGGCAATGCAGATTGAGAAGAGAATATCAGAAGCATTTATGCAACTGAATGTCAGACAATCTGAACGTACAACTGCAGAAGAAGTACGCCTCACGCAGATGGAATTAGAACAACAGTTAGGTGGGATCTTCTCACTGTTAACTATTGAATTTTTAATACCATACCTTAATAGAACTCTGTTAGTACTACAACGTAGTAAACAGATTCCTAATATCCCTAAGGATTTAGTACGTCCATCAATAGTAGCTGGTGTTAATGCACTAGGTCGTGGTCAAGATAGAGAAAGTCTTACACAATTTATAGGTACCATTGAACAAACTCTTGGACCTGAAGCTTTAATGAGATACTTAGATCCTTCAGAAGCTATCAAGAGATTAGCTGCAGCACAAGGTATAGATATACTTAACCTTGTTAAGACTGAAGAACAGATACAACAAGAACAACAGCAACAACAAGCAGCTGCACAACAACAATCATTAGTTGATCAAGCAGGTCAAATGGCTGGAGCTCCGTTAGCTGATCCAACAAAGAATCCAGCTTTAGCTGAACAATTCCAAGCACAAGGTACAGACGAAGAAACACCCACTGAATAATGGCAGAAACAATGACATATGATGCTGGTACTGACACCATTACCACATCATCAACTTTAACTCCAGAAGAACAGGACTCACTACAAGTTGGTGAGGCTATGGAAGCCGAGCAAGAAACATTACTTGCTGGCAAATATGAAAATGCAAAAGAATTAGAAAAAGCCTATGTTGAACTCTCTAAAAAACTGGGAGAAAAAGGCGATGAAACTAGCGACAAAACTGGGGACTCCGAATCTTCTGACACCGAAGCAAAGACAGAAGAAACGGAAGAAGCTACACAAGATTCTCCAGTCACATCCTTAATCAATGAAGCTGCAGAAGAATTCTATAAGAATGATAATACTTTATCTCCTGAAACTTTAGAAAAGTTTAGTGAGATGAGTAGCAAAGATTTGGTTGAGGCTTACTTAGCAACACAAAAAGATGCTCAAGCACCATCAGTTAATGAGGAAGCTGCTGACTTAACAGAAGCTCAAGTTACTTCTATTAAAAACTCTGCAGGCGGTGACGCTGAATATGGTAAGATAATAGAATGGGCTAATAGTAATATGTCTCAAGATGATGTCAATGCCTTTGATGATTTAGTTGGTTCTGGTAATGTAGGAGCTATTAAGTTAGCAGTTGCTGGTATGAAAGCTAACTATGAAAATGCTACAGGCTATGAAGGAAGAATGTTAACAGGTAAAGCACCGACAAATTCAGGTGATGTATTTAGAAGTCAAGCTGAAGTAGTCAAAGCTATGAGTGATCCTCAGTATGACAACGACCCTGCATACAGAATGGATATCATGGAGAAATTAGAACGTTCAAATATTACTTTCTAAACAGACCGTGGCGACCCGAAAGAGCGTCCTCGCCGCAGTCCACTTCTTTTAATATCTATGAATGATACAGAAATCATCGCACTAGAACCACCTATTGAACTTATGAACAGAGAAGAACAAGATCTCCTACTAGGAGACGCTGAAAAATTAAACGGACGCTTGGCAATGCTAGGTGTTATCTCAGCTCTTGGAGCTTATGTAACAACTGGCCAAATTATTCCAG